ATCAGAGATGAAAATGAGCAGGTCATTGCAATGGCAATGGATGAACCCGTAATCAAGAATGCACAGAGTAAGATTATTGAAAAGACTAACAAATATTATGAGTATGAGAAAATGGTAATGAAACTTGAGAAGGTTGAGTAACATGATGGGTGATTTTGGTTTATCGGTTCACATCAACCTTTTTGGTTGCAACCATGAAAAGATTTGTGATGGTGAATATATCAAGGCGTGGATGTTTGATCTCTGTGACTTTATTGACATGAAACGTCACGGTGAAATGGTTATAGAACGGTTTGGAACTGAACCACAACTCTATGGTTATTCTGTAATGCAACTCATTGAAACATCATGTATTACTGCTCATTTTGCAGAGGAAACAGATTGTTGCTACATTGATGTATTCTCTTGTAAATTATTCAATGGTCCAAAGACTGCAAAGTATTGTGCTGATTACTTCAATGCACATGCTTACACTTACAAACTATTCAAGAGGTAAATATCATGAGTGACATTGTTAATGAAGTTCTCGCTGCTCGTTATTTCCGTGAAGGTGAATCATCCTGGGAAGATGTTTGCAGAAGGGTTGCAGACTATGTAGGAAATACGGATGATGAGAGGGAGATATACTATGATATAATGGTGAATAAGGATTTTGTGCCTAATTCGCCTACACTTATGAATGCGGGAACAAATACTCCACTTCTTTCTGCTTGCTTTGCATTTGGCATGGAAGATGATCTTGAAAGTATCTTACGTGTATTCCACAATGCAATGAAGGTAATGAAACATGGTGGTGGTATTGGAATTGATTTTTCTAATCTCCGTCCTAAAGATGATCCTATTGAATCTACAGGTGGAACCTCATCAGGTGTAGTTGCATTTATGGAGATGTTCAACCAGGGTGTTGAGACAATTAAATCTGGTGGGTGCGTTGCACATGATACTTTAATTCAGACATCAAAGGGCATTAAAAAAATTGGTAGTTTTATTGATTGTCCACCATTTGCTGATACAGAAATAAATGAAATGGTTTTATCTAAGGATGGATTTGATACTGCTTACTTGTCACAAGATAACGGTGAAAGTGATGTTATTGAATTAAAAACTGAATTTGGTTATAGTGTCAAGGCAACAGACAATCATATGATTAGAGTTGTTAATCAGAATGGTAAATTTGATTGGAAATGTATTTCTGATATTAAGATTGATGATTGGGTTGTTATTAAAAAGGGAGAAAATATTGTTAATGAATATGTCAAATTAGATAAGATACCCAAATCTAAATATCATTTTAATGTCAAAACAGATATTAATTTACCTGATTATTTAGATGAAGAATTTGCTGAACTATTAGGATTTTATATTGCAGACGGTTCTATGCATAAAAACGTATTTACAATGTGTATTAATGACGATGATGTTGAAACTATTGAAAAATTTAAAGAAAAATGTATAAAATATAATTTACATTATAGCATATCAAAAAAAGAAAATGATAATAGTACTAATTATTATGTCGCAAGTAAGTATTTTACAGATTTTATTAGACATAATAAGTTAAACAAATCATCATCAATAAAAGCGTGTATTCCAAAAAAGATATTTGCATCACCAAAGACAGTAGTTTGTAGTTATATTCGTGGTATGTTTAATTGTGATGGAACTAATGCACATAAATCCTATCCATCTTATACAACAACATCTGAACAATTAATTAATGAATTACAATATTTACTTCTATCAGTTGGTATTGTTTCACGCAAATCGTGTATAATTGAAAGAAATAATAGTCTTGGTAAAAATCCAATATATACATTACTAATTACTGATAAAAATAGTATTGAAGTATTTAATGAAAATATTGGATTTTTCGTTGAGAGAAAAAAGGTAATTTATGAACCATATAATATTTCGACAAAAATACCATATATTGGTAACTTGATTAAGGAATATTATTGTGATGAACAAAAAAAGAATTATCCTAAGATCAATAAAGAAATAAGAAGATATATGCGTGGTGATAGGAATCCATCGTTATATAGAATTTTAGATTTAATTGAAAGGAGTGAACTTATTGATAAATCTATACTTAAAGAAGATTTATTGAACGATGATTATTACTTTACCAAAGTAGTAGAATTAAACAGAACAAAATGTTACACTGTGGACATTGAAACAATGTCACATGAATATTCAGCAAATGGAATACTTGTGCATAATAAGCGTAGAGGAGCATCAATAGGTTCTCTCGATATTAGTCACCCTGATATTGAAGATTTTATTTCATCAAAACTTGATGAAGGTAAACTTACTAACATGAATATTTCAGTAAGAATTACCGATAAATTCATGCGAGCAGTTGAGGATGATGCTGAGTGGGATCTTGTGTTTAATGGCAAGATTTACAAGACCATAAAGGCGAGAGAACTATTTAAGAAGATTGTGCATGGGGCTTGGAAATACGGTGAACCGGGTATTTTGTTTGTTGATGAAATTAAGAGAAAGGAGCCATATAAGGGTGATAAATATAAGATAGGGCAGAATCCTTGTGTTAGTGGCGATACGCTTATTCTTACTAATGAAGGATATAAGCGTATTGACGAATGTGTAGACAAAGAAACTACTATTTGGAATGGATTTGAATGGAGTAATGTTACACCTTGCGTTACTGGATATGATCAAGAGGTAATGACAATACATATTGGCATTTCTAATGCTGTAATTGAATTAAAATGCACCCCTTATCATAAATTTATTATTAATAAAAATGGTAAAGAAACACGTATTTGTGCAAGTGAATTAAAACGTAATGATGTAATAATTGATTACACTGTCCCTGACTTAACAACGGTGTATAATCAGTATTTTAATGTTACAGGTACAAGAATAGTTGATATTAAAAGAACAGGTGAAATTGCAGACAAAGTTTACTGTTTCACTGAACCCAAGAATCATACTGGAATCTTCAATGGAGTGATTTTAGGGCAGTGTGGCGAAACAAACCTTCTTACCTGTCCTAATGGTGGTGAGAGTTGCAATCTTGGTAGCATCAATGTAAGTAATCTATGTGGTGCTACACCTAATGATTATGAAAATATTACCAAACAGGCTACTTATTTCCTTAATAGTGTAATCGACAAGAATTTCTATCCTGTTCCTGAAATCGAAGATATGACTAAAGGATTCAGGCGCATTGGCATTGGTGTAATGGGATTTGCTGATCTTCTTATTAAAACTGGATTACCTTATGATTCACCAGGAGCATTGCAACTTGCAGAAAATATCATGTTTGTGATAAATGCAGCATCCATTAAGACTTCTGTAAAACTTGCAGAAGTTTATGGTACATTCCCTAAGTTTGATGAATGTGAGATTGAAACCCCACGTTATAATTACTCTACTACTGTAATTGCCCCCACTGGAACCATTAGCCTACTTGCAGGTTGTTCATCGGGCATTGAACCCATCTTCAGTCTTGTGCATAAGCGTTACACCTGGGCTGATGGTGAAAAGGTAGGATACTTACAGGTTCATCCAATCTTTGAAGAGAAACTTACTGAATATATTGAATCTCATTATGGTGTCTACGATTGGGACAAGAAGAAGAAATCGGTTCTTGAACATGCTTATACAAAGGGAACTATTCAAGATATTGAATGGTTGCCAAAGGATTTCCGTGAACTGTTTAAAACTTCATTAGACATCTCACCAAAGGCACATATTGACATGCAGGCAGCGTTTCAGAAGTATACAGGTAACAACATCTCCAAGACTATTAACCTGCCTAATAACACCACTGAAGAGGAAGTGTGGGATATTTACTTCTATGGGTGGAAGAAGCACCTTAAGGGCATGACTGTTTACCGTAGTGGAAGTAGAGACATTGAAGTTCTTGAACTAAAGAAAGATTCCACCCCTACACTTCCTGATGGTAGAATCCTTCCCAAACGTCCCGCTGACCTTCCCGCTACAAATAGTAAACGTCGTAGTGGTTGTGGTAAACTAATCATCTCTGTTGCAGAGAAGGACGGCAAGCCGTATGAGTGCATTATAAACAACAAAGGTGGTTGCACCGCTATGAATGATGCACTTGGACAGATGATTTCACTTGCAATGCGTTGGAATGTTCCTACATGGGATATAATTAAAACTCTGCGTAATGTTACTTGCCCTGTCGCTTACAAGAAATTCACTGAAGGTAAATGTGATGGAAAGTCATGTGCAGATGTTGTAGGAAGAGTAATAGAGAGTCTAATTCCTGATAAGGATTTAGAACCCTCTCCTACACCTTGTAAGGAAGAAGTAAAGACTGAATCAAATATCTGCCCTGAATGTGGTGAGAAAATGAGTATGGTTGAAGGATGTGTTACGTGTGCATGTGGATACAGCAGGTGTGGATAATGTTAGAACTCAATGAAAATGAACTTACACAACTCAATCAGTTTATCGCTCGTCATAAACGTTGTTTTGATGCAAATAAGTATAAATTAACAATCAATTTGCATATTACTGGAACAGGTATTGGTAATGTTTATGAAGCGGAATGTGAACATTGTGGTAAATGTATTAATCTTACAGACTATGGATGTTGGTGATTTAAATGGGTTTAGATTTACATAATGTTAAAATTATAATCAATGATCATACAATTAAGCATGTCTACATTGACGAAAAGGAAATGAAAGGTGTAACCAAATTTACATATGAAAGTGTAGTTGATGCTGTTGATGTGTGTAATATTGAATTTATGTGTAATAAGGTTACAGTGAAAGAAGAATCACAAGTAACACAGAAACGGAAATTATGGTTAATTGTTTATGAAACAGAACTAGGTTCAACAAATATTTATGAATCATTTACAAAAAAAGAAACAGCAGAATGGAGATTAAGAGTAGCAGAATTAAATGCAGAAAAATATAATTGGAAACACAAATATTATCTAAAAGAGTGTGAGGTTGAACTGTAAGATCATGCATTTCATTTCTACCCTTAAATCAATTTTAAAGTGCATATCAGTAAGAAAAACATATTCAGATTACTGTATTACTTCGGAGATGGACTAAATGTCAGTTGCACATTATTACTACATGGAATCAATGCAAAAAGAACGATGGATTACCGTTGAATCTTTTGAATCGGTTATGAAAGTAGCATTCCTTGATTTTGTCAATGGTAAGAATATTCCTCACAAAGTGGAGTATGAGAACAAGACTTACACATTTGTCGATATGTGCCGTTATTGGTCAGAGCGTGGTTGGTTACAGGCATGGATTAGCGGTAAGGAGGTAAGGATTTGAAGTTCCGCATGAGTAAGAGTAAGATGTATCTCTACCGGAAATGTCCGCGTAAGTTCTACATTGAGACTTACACGATTTATGGTAAGGACAGAGTATCGAATGAAGCAGCGAAGAAAGGTAGCACTTTACATGAACTGTTTGAATTACATAATAAAAACTCACCTGAATTCGATTATTATGAACAGTTCTTAATGAAGGATGATTTCTACAAATTTCATATCTGTAACTTCTACATCATTCTTTCCATGTTTGGTTTAGATCGTGCTGCTTACGCTGAATGTAAATTGTATGATGAAGAGAAGAATCTTGTGGGAATCATCGATGCAATATATGAGAAAGATGGTAAGTATATCCTGGTTGATTATAAGACAGGCAAGTATCGTGAGAGTGATTATAAGGACTACCTGGATGAATTGCATCTTTATGTTTATCTAGTGCAGAAAATGACTGACATTACCATTGATCAGGTTGGTATCTTCTTTACGGCAAGTCCCAATGATTCTTTCATTGAAGATGTAGAAGAGAAACGTATTCGTTCTGTTCTGCGTAAATTTGACAATACGGTAAAGAAGATAGAAGAGAAGAAGTTTGAAGCAAAACCTTCCTGGTTGTGTAATTACTGTGAATATGCCTATATTTGTGACATGATTTATGATGAAACCACCCAAGATGAATTCTCCTAAATAACAATCTTTATAAACTCTTTTTTACAAAGATAATAGTGGTGGAAGATTGTGTGCGTCACTATTCACAAGTTGCTTTACGATTCATTCCCGCGTCAAATTGCAATTCCTTACCGGATTACAACAAATACTTCTGAGGAATTTTACGAGCAGATAAACCGCTACAAATCATACAAGCGTGTATTTGCTACCATTTACAATTATACGTCCTCTGAAGTGTATGACAATGCTTTCCTCAACGTAGATAAGATATTCTTTGATCTTGACGGTGAGAAATCATTTGTTGAAGCAGTAAAACTCTCAAATGAGTTTGATAAGCGTAACATGCGCTATCTGATGCTCTACTCTGGTGCAGGATTCCACTTCTACCTCTTCACTAAGAATTATGCGAAATTGAAGAATAAGAAAGCAGCACTCTTTAGCGCACATTCATTTTTTGTAAGGAAGTTCAAGTTGACTACGATGGATGAAAAGGTTATGGGTGATGTAGCGCGTGTAGCAACCATCCCTGGAACTTTCAACAATCGCCGTGGTAGATACTGCATTCCTCTTACAACAGATGATCTTGAACGTGGATTGAAGTTTATTCAGCGTAAGGCCACTAATCAACCACATCCATGTGATTACACAGTTTATGGTAACAAATACCTAAACATGGAAATGTTTGATGTGGGTGGAAAATACTACAACAATCGCTACTCTTCAATCAACGCACAGGACTATAGATTAGAGTATGATGATGCTATTTGTATGCAGATTTCGCATGATTCTCTGCTCAAATCTCTTCCACCATGCATTTCATCCTTACTGATAAACAGTATGTCAAAACGAGTAGGTTTTAGAGGGCGCTACTTGCTTATTTCCTATTTGCGTGATAGCGGTTTCCTCTACGGTGAGATCAAAGATATATTAGAAAAATATCTT